CTCGTCGCGGGAAGGGCCGATAGCGTGTCTTCCCCTAACATCTTGCCGACTTTGTTGAACAGCCGTATAACTCTTGGGTCATTGCCTAGTCCAGCGTTTAGTAGTTCCATTGTTTCCTCGTCCGCTAGCGCTTGCACTGCTCGCCTTGCTACTTCTAGTTCTTTATCAAAATCCTTGCCCCATTCTTTTTGGAGCTCGGTTAGAGCAGTCTCTCTTAGCTGCTCTATCTGTTGCTCTAACACCTCTGTAGCCTTTTGCTGGAGGTTGTTCCAAAACTCTCCAAGCGCTTCTACCTGCTGTTTAGTTAGCCCCTTTTGATGTGCGAATTGCTTAAAATCGTTTAATATTTCTTCGTCTGCCCCTTCGATTTTGACATCGTATCCATCTGGGGTATCAGGGCGTCCTATTGCCCGATAGAACAAGTCCCACTCTTCCTGTGGTGAGTCTGGCTTTGGGATAGGCACTTTTTCTTTGCCTATCAACTTGCTTGCGTTTACTAGTCCCTTAATAGCCTCCTCTACGCTTGTATACTTGCGCACAGTTGGCTCGTTCTTTAGTTCGTCTGGCAGGCTCTCCCACCACGGTGTGCTGTTTGATGGGTTCTGCGCAACGCCAGCCTGCGCAGGCTCAGCTCCGCCCAATGGCGTTGCTTCTGGTTGCTGTTCTACTCCAGTTTCGAGTGTCCCGCCTTGGGGGTCGAAATCATTCGGCATTATTTAAAACCTCCGTTTGTAGTTTTTTAAAGTTCTCCTCGCCAAGCATTTCCATTATATGCATAAAGACCTCCTGCTTGGCTATGCGTCTATCTGTTTCTCTCACTGAGTCTGGAACATAAGGTGATACATTGTAATAGCAAATATTAGCTAAATCCTTTAACACCTCACCCCCTTCTTTGCTTGAAAACGTTATGTAATAATCATGCATTAGTGTTTCTAAGTCCATGGCACACCTCACAATTTAATCTCCGAGGCTGTTTTGCCTACCTCGGCGGCGTCTTTTAACATCTGCATTTGCTGTTGCATCATCTGAGCTTGCGCCCTCTGTTGCCTTAGTGCATCTACCTCATCTCTACTCCGCAACAGCCTTGCAGGAACACCAGTAATATCAGCAATGTGCCTTGCGGTCTCGTCAAAGTTAAACACATCAAGCATATCTGGGTTGACCTGCGCCATAGCTGCTACGAAGGAAAGTGCTCTCTGTATGGCGGCTACATCGCTCATCCTCTGGGCCCTACTCATTGGCGACAGATATTCTATCTTCACTTTTGCCCCGTATCTCTGTAGAGACGGAGGAGGCTCTGGCAGCGCTCCTTTTCTAGCCATAATGCCTATTACCCTTCTGGTTAGTGGTTCCAAATACTCATGCACAAGCCTTGAATATGTAGGCCCTAGTATCCTTACATTCTCCTCAACCCTCTGCATGACCTCTGTTGCGGTCATTCTGTCCGCTCTCACTAGAGAGATAGCGTCATAATAGAACGACTCATTTATTGACTGTTTAATCTTCTCAACCATAGCGTCGGTTAGTGGTATAGCCTTACCATCTACAATATATAGAGGCTGTACTGGTGTTGCCCCTTTGGCTCTTGTGTTGATTTTACCAGGAGTTGCGTCAAGCGGAGTTAGGTAGCTTTTGTATTCTACATCAAGAGGCGGCGTGATTATTTTAGACGCAGCTTCTAGGATATCCTTGGTCATTTTGTTGACCGTCTTGACGTCAGGCAGAGCCTCCATCCCTGGCCCGCGTCCCCATATCTCCCCTGGCGCTGTGCTCCACCTAGTGACAAATGCTGGGAACTCGTAATATCCGCTTTCTCTCAATACATGGTTCCACTCAGAGGCTATCCACACAGATGCGTATGGCTTGTCTAGTTTGTTGAACTTGTTGTAATCATCTTTGGGGAATATGGCGTGGAGCATTTTAACCTCTTCGTCAGGTCTCTTGTCGGCAAGCTCAAGTATTTTTGTGTTGCAAGCCTTCTCGCCAAACTGCCTCACCACGTTGCGTGCGGACATTGTGAATTCCCTAAAAAGAACATCTACAAAGCCTTTTTCGTTTTCCGCTATAACACACTCGGAGACGGGTAGCGTCTTAAACACTAATGCTGGTCCGTTTGGGTCCTGCCCCTCTTCTAGGAATAAAATGCCAGTGCCAAAAGCAATTAAGCTCAAGTAAAACTCTTGAGCCTTCATGTGAAAGTTGCTGGAATTTATAGCCTCCAAACTTATATCCTCTATTGCTTGCACCCATCTTGAAACTTCATTGAGGCTCATTAGCTCCATCGGATTAGTCTTAATTGCAAGCCAGCGTTGAGAGGGGTTGGTTAACATAGAGTGGAGGGTTGCAGCAAGTCTAGATAGGGCTCTTAAGGCAGTTGAATCGTAGATGTAAGTTGTTCGCTTCCCACCTCTGGCTCTGGGGTAAATGTTTTGAAGTGGGATAATGTAGTCTGAGATTTCAGCCCAATATCCCTGCCAAGGGGTGCGTATATTTTTTAGCTGGTTATATCTCTCTAGTATTTTCTTAAGAGTCCGCTCCTCCATGGCTACGCCCCTAATAGAGTTTTCTTGGAAACTCTAGCCAGATTGCCAAGCCCAACCCGCATTCCGCCAGTCGTGAGCAATGTGGACAGATACCCGCGCCATCTCCTTTTTGCGGCAGTTTCTCTAGCTATTTCTGCGGCTGTTATAGACGCTTCACCCTGCGACATCTGTGGCTTTAGCGTGCTTTCCTTGGCTGCCTTTTCTTGCGCCTTAACTATATCTTCTGCCGAAGGAGCGCTAGCGGTTGCCTTCTTAACAACTGCATAAGCCCCAACAACAGGAGCCGCAGCCTGCAAGAATCCTAATGCTGGCGCTAAACTCATCTTTAATCCCCCCATAATAATTTTGTTGTTATTTAATTATATCATAAAATTCTCATTTACAAAAGGGTCAAAATTATTTATTACTTCGCGCTGCATCTCCGTATACTCCATAGGCGGAGATGCTCCTAAGTCTGGGTGAAACATGTTCGCCATGCAGTCAAGCATATCATCATGCATTTGCAAGCCTGGAGTGTATACGGAGTACTCTTCATCGATGAAGGTTTTTACAACGTCTTCCTCCACACCCTCCCAGTTGCGCCTAATCACAGACCTGGGTAAAAGTATCCGACCGTTTTTAAACGGCGAGATTAGCCACGCTATGCGTTCAGCTTTTGCCACCTTTAAACTTAGTGGAACGATGTTGAACATGTAGTTAATCTTGCTCTGGACGTACTGTATGTGTTCTATGTCCGCCTGCATCGAGTATTGTTCGTATCCAACCAATATTGGCTTGTATTTTTTCACAAGACCAAAGAGCGTGCTTGCTCGCTCTTCTAGGTTTAATTTATCTCTAACCATGTCGATAACTCTGTAGACTTCGTCAGCCCCTATTCCAAACACCACCATTGCCGTAAAGTCTCGGTCTTTCTTTTTGCTTCCGGCAGGGTCAACGACAATGTATACATTCAATCCCTCCAGGTTGTCTGGCTCCCAGAACTTTAACCACTCCAACCTAAAAGACGACTCAACGGCAGCAGACGGGTTGAGTAATATCTGACACGCGAATGTATGAGGACCCATGGCTTCTCGCTTAAATGCGACCTCTTCTTTATCCCAATAGACCGGCGTCCCGTCTGGCAGAACCCCCGGATATATCCTTGGTTTAGCAGCTCCGCGTTTGATTATCTCGCTGTATGTATCCCTCAACGCCCAACGTGTCCCTATGTATCTTATGCGACCGCCAGCCTTGGACAGGTTGAGCGAGTCTGCCCATGCCGACGTGGTCTTCTCTATCATCTCGGAGGTGCTTACGCTTTCACGAGTCACAACGTCGTCGTATATCATCAAATCAAAGTGCCGGCTAGTAGGCTGGTTGTCCACAAGCCCCCAAGCCTCTATTGTTGCCTCTTTAGGGTTTGCGTCGCGCTTGACTATAATTGCATCGTTCGTCCACTTCGGCGAGTCTTTTTTCGGGTTCTCGTACAGTATGTCCGGGAACAGAGCCTTAAGCAATTCATTGGTTTCCAATTCTCTTTTAATCTGCTGTAGGAAGCCTTGGGCTATTTCTCGCTTGTGAGAGAAGATGGCTATAGTGATATTGGGGTCTTTTAGTATCTCTTGAATGGTTAATCCAAATGTAATTATTGAGCTTTTGAAATGTTCTCGTGCCCACAGGTCTAGGTATCCATCCGGGTGTTCTTGTACCTCTCTGCATCTATCAAAACCCCAATTGGGGTTGAATGTTGGCTTGGGGGGGTTGTCTACATCTTGTCTTCCTAGAACGTAGACCAGGAGGAAAAATAAATCATTACGACAGAGCCAGCGCGCTGCTTCTATCGCCACCCTGTCGTTTCCGGTTTGACACACTTTCTTGAACAGTTTCAGGTAAAAGTATTTAGCTTTTAGTTTTGGCCTCAACAATTTCAACGTTCGCAAGTTCTTCCTCCAACGCTGCTACTAGTTTTTGAACAAAGTCGCCAGCTATCTTAAGCCTATTCTTCTCTTCTGCCTCGTCTATCTTTTGGGCTATTCTTGCTCTCAGCTCGATTAGCTTGTACAAAGCCGCAGCATCTTTTTCGGTCTTCTCTGGCCTGTTCTGTATGCTCTTAATAATCTTGTCTATAGTTTTAAGAGTATCTCTATTAAGAGACTTGCTGTCAAGTTCTAAATCTACATCGCTTAACTCTCCTAGGTCTCTAGCTAACCTTTCTCGCCATTTGTATTTAATTGACCATTTGCGAACCGCAGGATAGGAATATTCTCCAAGGTCTTGATAAACTTTATTAAGGCTTCTTTCTGGTCCTAGCGCCAAGTAATAGTCATAATATTTTCTGACATGGTCAGGCATTTCCGGCAGTTTATCCATTACATCACCACCTAGTATTTATGCCACGGGCCCCACCCTCGCCCGCTCTCTCTTATGGCATTGCCCCCCAGCTTACGCCCTTCACTATTATACTAGAAATAAAACCTTTATCAAAATTAAGGCGTGGAGACCCCAACTTCTTTAAGTTGGGGAGGAAACGCCTTCAGTAATACATAAAACATTCTCCTTTCTTTTTATTTTATTGAATTTCTGGAGTTTGTTCTTTTATGTATTTATATATTTTCCATTGTGCTAATCTTGGAGTTGCTATATTAGGGTATATTTTTTTCCAATCAACGTTTGCCAAAACATTAATTATTTGTTCTTTATATTTATCATTATTAATAATAATATAATACTCTAATGCAAATTGTCCTTGTTGTTTTATTTGTTTTCCAACTGCAGCACCC